GGGTAAAAAGTGGGACTACGATGTGCCGAGCGAGGCGATATGGCGCGAGTGCCTGCGGGTGTTGAAACCGGGCGGGCATCTACTCGCATTTGCCGGGACGCGCACTCAGCATCGGATGGCGGTGCGGATTGAGGACGCGGGGTTTGAGATACGCGACTTGATTGCTTGGGTATATGCGTCCGGGTTTCCGAAAAGCCACAATTTAAAAGGCGACTGGCAAGGATGGGGCACTGCCCTCAAGCCCGCGCTTGAGCCAATTACCGTTGCTCGCAAGCCGCTGATTGGTACGGTGGCTGAGAATGTGTTGGCGCATGGCACGGGTGCATTGAATGTAGATGGATGCAGGGTTGGCGATAACGCTGGTTGGTCATACCCTAGCGGACGCGGCGGCAGCGGGTGGCATGGGCGCGAAAGTTTGTCTGCCAACCTGTCAGAACCGATGGCGGCAACGCAAGGCCGCTGGCCCGCCAACCTAATACACGACTGCAGCGATGAGGTGTTGGGGTTGCTTAACGACGCCGCCCGTTTCTTCTACTGCGCGAAGGCAAGCAAGCGGGATAGGGGCGAAGGAAACAGCCATCCAACCGTCAAACCAACCGACTTAATGCGCTACCTCTGCCGCTTAGTCACGCCACCGGGCGGCACCGTCTTTGATCCATTTATGGGAAGCGGTAGCACCGGAAAGGCTGCAACGCTTGAGGGCTTTTCGTTTATCGGTTCTGAAATGCAAAAAGAATACTTCGACATTGCAGCATCTAGAATTGGAAAAAAGGGAAGCATTCAACAGGGATTGCTATGATCGAGTGGACGCGAGTTAGGCTGGCGCAGTGGGGCAGATGGTCACGGGGGAGGACAGTACTGGTGAAGCTTGAGTATTCACAAGACCGGCTACGGGCGGACATTCGCGATCTTGAGGAGAAGATCAAGCAGATGGAGCGCGACCGTGAGGAGCTGGGCGATAAGGTGATGGTGGCGGAGATTGCGCTGTCGGTGGTTGTGTTTACGGTGGGCTTCTTTGTGGGGCGTATGACATGAAAGTAGAAATATGCTTGCAGGGTTTGGACGCAATTATTCGCGGTGATCTTAAGAGCGTACTGGACTCATTGAAGCGTGACTTGAAGGTCAGAAAGAGTGGCAAGGGTGTTTGTATATTTCACATGGACAAGGCTGAAGACGTTGCTGAGATACAGCGTCATATTGATGCGTTCAAGATTGTTCTGAAGTACTACGGAGGTTGAAATGACATCTGTGCATCAGAAGAAAGAACTAGGCCGTTGGCTACTGCCGGGCGCGGAGGGTGTCCAGCAGTTTGGAGTAACCCGAAAACCCCACGCATTCCACCGTGCCATATGTTTTGGCTGGCAGTGGATGGACAAGGAACTGACTTGCGACTACTGCAACCTTTACCCAAGGATCCGTAAGAAAACACACTGCGCAGAGTGCGCCCGGTCGCTTGAAGGCGGCGAGTTATATAACGTGATCAAACTTGCAGAGAAAGCCGGGATCGTATTCGGAACGAGCAACACGGAAATCACAGTGCAGAAATTGGAGAAGTTCCTTGCTCTAGCACAGGGAGTCAACAAGCCATGACCCGCGACGACATCATCCTACTGGCGCGAGAGGCTCTAGGCAAGCCGGAACCTAGCGCTTTTGTTAAACCCGGCATAAAAGTTGGAGTTAGAACCCAATGAAGGAACAAGAAGTGCTTATTTTGATTACGAAGGCAGCGGAAGCTGAAAAAGCCGACGATGCCTTGAAGTTTTCACAGGCAGCGTGTAACGCCGCAAACGCGCTATGTGCGTTAGCCTCAGCGAAAACTATTAAAAGCTCGTAACAACGGGGGGGGGCCGCCGGGGATTGCTCGGTGGCCTCTTTGTTACAGATTAAAAAGGAACATACTATGACCCGCGACGACATCATCCGCATGGCGCGGGAGGCTAGTAGCGAGCATGATTATGACTTCCCAAACATTTTTGCGCTTGAACGCTTCGCCGCCCTTGTTGCCGCAGCCGAGCGGGAGGCGTGTGCGAAGGTGTGTGAGGATATTCCGGTGCCGCAAGGCCCAACAGAATTGACGCATATTCCAACACTTGAGCGATGCGCTGCCGCCATCCGTGCGAGGAGTGAGACATGAAACCTGACACTTACAAGTTGATTTAGATGTGCGTTTGATCAGAAAGAGAGGTTATAAGAGACATGAAAAACCTGTGGGGCGATGATGTTTTCTTAGCACTAGCCAAGATCCGAGAGCAGGGCTTGTGGGATGAAGCCGATTTGGTGTCTAAAGAAATGCTTGCTCTACAGGCCGAGGTCGTTTACTTACGGCGACGTATTGAAGCGTCTATTCAAGACCGTGACGCATTTAAAGCAGAATTTGATGTATGAAAATAATTAACCCAGCTTGTTTGCTGATCAACAAGGACTACGCAGAGTCTTTTGATCGCGAGGGCATGGAGTTGTTCCACAAGACGATGGTGTCTTTGGCGAGCCAGTTAAAGATCGGGAGCCCGAACACTACGGCAACGATGCACGATGATTTGGTGGTGTGGTTTCGCAATTTGTTCTTTCTTGAAGATAAAAAGTTTGCCGAGGCTTTGCGTCCTTACATGGGCGATCACACTCTGCACGCACGGACATGGCGTATATACAATTTGTGTTGGGCTCTTAGCCAAGCCGCGCATGTTGCCGGTGATGTGGTAGACATCGGGTGTTACGAGGCCCGCAGCACACACGTTTTTTGTACATACAATAAAGATTTTCTTAAGTACAAGGCTTTGTATTTGTTTGACTACTTTGACGCCCCGGCTGGCGATCATAAGAAAACGTTACACGGCCCAAAATTGGAAGATTTGGTAGCGAAGCGCATGGCGGACTTTGAGCCTTTTGTGTGCCCCGGCAGCGTGACGGATACGATTCCGAAGCATTTACCGGATGAGATTTGTTTTGCCCATATTGACTTGAACAGTTCCGAGGCTGAAGCGCATGTGATGCCGGAAGTGTACGAACGCATGAATAAGGGCGGGATCATTGTGTTTGATGACTACGGGTTTGCGCGGTATCGGAATTCGGCGTTAGCGCATCAGAAGTTTCTGGAAAAAAAGATAGAGCGTATTTTGGAATTGCCCACTGGGCAGGGGATGATGGTGAAGTTATGAGTGAAGAGTTTGATTTCATTTCACGACCAGAGAGCAAGAACGACGAGCACGTTTGGTGCAAGATCGATCAAGACGGCAAGCTGGAAGTGTTTGATTGGGAGTTTGTTGAGAAGACGGCTGTGGAATACGACATGGCGGGTGCTGTGACCCAGCGCAGCAATGCTCAGATCATTTGCAAGTTGGCGATGTTGATTCGTCAGCAGGCACTTGAGCAGGCGGCAGCGGCATTGACCAAGTATCGGGACTTGCCTGCTACGGCTACGGTAATCATGTTGAAAGACCCTTTGGGAGAAGAGTTATGAAAGACGACGATCAGAGTTGGCCGATGCCCATAGCGGACTTAAGCGCAAGGGATTACTTTGCTGCTATGGCGCTACAAGCCATTTTGTCTGGCAACGAGGGTCGGCATGAGAACCGATGGGATTTAGCCAGAGACGCTTATAACGTGGCCGATGCCATGCTTGAAGTAAGGGATGAACAATGAGCCGTTTTGTTTTCTTTCACGTTGGGTCTGACATCAGTTTCCCGACGAAGATGGTGCAGTCGTTGAAGGCTGTGATGCCGGACTCTGAGGTCATCATGTGCACGGACGATGCGACTCCGCAGGTGCCGGGTGTAGATGACTACAAGTACTCGCAGGGCAACTACGAGCAGATGATGTACTGGCGAACGAGGGCGTTTGCTGAGGCGAGGCTAACCAAACCGGCTGCGTACATTGACACCGACATGTTGTTTGCGTTGCCGCTACCCCCGGCTGCGATTTTGGCGGAGCGAGAGATTGTGTTCTGTCGGCGGTCGTTTGACCGGGACGCGGGGTTTAACGGACAGCAGCGGGGTGGGGTATTCAAGAAGTATCACGGCATTCCGCTTGGGGCTTTGTACCCGTACTTGGGGTGTTTCACGATCACGAAGTCGTGGCGCGAGTGGCAAAACTTGACGTTGCTGATGGGGTTTATGGATAAGCCGTTGCAGTCGTGGTATGGCGATCAGGAGGCCCTAAAGGTGTACTCGCACATGCTGTATCCGGAGCTGGTGGGCGAAGTTGAAGAGATGGATTATGCGTGTTTGCCTGACAAGGCACCCGAGGGTCATGTACCCCGGATTCTGCACTATAAGGGTGCAGCGCGTAAGGAGGCATTTTTAAATGCTTAAGGTATTTATTGGCTGGGATCGGCGTGAAGACGGGGCCTATCAAGTAGCCAAGCATTCGATGGAGTTGTATTCGTCAATCCCGCTCGAAATCGTTCCGATAAAGCAGCACGAGTTGCGAGAGCAGGGTATCTATACGCGCCCTGTGGACGCTCTTGCGAGCACGGAGTTCAGCCTCACGCGGTTTTTGACTCCATATCTCGCGGGGTATTCCGGCTGGGCCTTGTTTTGCGACTGCGATTTTCTTTTCCGGGGGGACATCTCGACTTTGCTTGACTACGCCGATGGGGCAAAAGCGTGCTTCGTTGTACCGCACGATTACCGGCCTACTGAAGCGGTCAAAATGGATAACAAGGCGCAACATCAATATCCCCGAAAGAACTGGTCAAGCTTTATGTTCATCAACTGTGAGCATGAACAAGTTAAGCGATTAACGCCAGAGATTGTGAACGCTGCTACACCCGCGTATCTTCATAGGTTTGAGTGGCTAACGGACGATGTGATCGGGCACTTGCCGATTGCGTATAACTATCTTGAGGGTTGGTACAGCCGCAATGACTGCCCGAATCCGATAGGGGTGCACATGACTCGCGGGACTCCATTGTTTAAGGACTGGACGCATGTGGAGTACGGCAAGGAATGGATGGCCATGGCGGCGATGATATGAGCAAGCACGCTAAAGCCATCAAGGCGATTGAGACGGCGTTTCAGGCGGGCAAGTATGCCGAAGCCTTGGATCTGACCAACCATGCCATTGCTTTGAATCCAAAGGATCCTGTTGCGTACCGGGCTAGAGGTCGGTTGCTTCAGATGCAGCGCAAGTTTGAGGAGGCTATCAAGTACTACGATGCTGCGGAGCGACGGGGTGCCAAGGACGCGGACGACTTTGTGAATCGTGGCATTTGTAAAGCCGAGTTGCAGCGGTACGACGATGGTATTGAGGACTTTACGAAAGCGTTGGAGAAAAATCCGAAATACTTGCATGCTGTAATTCAGCGTGGCGCGGCCCAGTGGGAAATGCGGCGTTGGGACAAGTCAGAGGAGAATTTCCGGCTTGCCAACGAGATTGCGCCCGACGATGCCAATGCGAACTGGATTTTGGGGTTGTTGGCTTTGCAGCGTAATGACTTCAAGACGGGCTGGCCGTTGTATAACCGCAGATGGAAGAGTGAGCGGTTCAAGTCGCGTCCGTTGCAGACTGACAAGCCGGAGTGGGAGAAGGACACGGGGCTACGGTCTGTGCTGGTATGGGGCGAGCAGGGCATTGGCGATCAGATCATTTACGGGTCTTTGCTGCCAGCGGTTCGCGAGCGCACTGATCATGTAACGGCGATGGTTGACCCCCGGCTGATCTCTATTTTCAGCCGGTCGATGCCAGACATTGTGTTTCAGTCTCAGATGGACAAGATCCCGAAGGATCGACATGACTCGCACTTGCCATTTGCGTCGATTGGGGGTCATTTCATTCAAGAGGTGGATGACATCCCCCGTCACGTTAAGTCGCCCTTTCTGAAAGCTGACCCTGACCGTGTAGCGCAATTGAGAGTAGAGTTGGGTATTCAGCCGGGGGACTTTGTGGTGGGGCTATCGTGGTTAAGCACTGCGATGAAGATTGGCCCGCACAAGAGCATTCCGCTGGTCGAGTTGTTACCAATTATCAACGGGCCTAACAGGAAAATCGTCAATGTTCAGTACGGCTTCAAGAAGTCTGACACAGACCTCTTCAACGCAGAGCATGGCACCAACATCCTTACCTCTTCGGTGGACTTATGGAAAGACTTTGAGGGTCTCGCCGCACTGCTCATGGTCTGCGATGTTGTCGTGGCGGTCAGCAGCACAACGGTGCATTTGGCCGGAGCACTTGGGCAGCGGGTCTTGCTCATGGATGCCAACAAGCTGTGGTATTGGGGAAACAAAATTGGCGATACGAGCGCGTGGTATCCAAGGACGAAGATTTTTCAGAGAGAGAACATGATTTCTCCTTGGAATAAAGTGGTTGATTTAGTTAGAAGTGAAGTGGAGTTTATTCAAAATGAAAGAGGGTAAAGATGTCGTCCGAGAATACCTTGCGACTATCGGAAGCCGAGGTGGCAGCGCTGCTAGAGGAGCTAAGAAGCGACGTCCCAAGGAGCACTATAAGCGAATGGCAAAGCTCAGCGCCGCCAAGCGACGAAAGAACAAGCGATCCCGTGAACCCGAGTCACTACAAGAAGGGCGGGATTGAGTGTATTGATGCCATACGGTCGATGCTGACTGAGGAGGAATGGCGGGGTTTTCTGAAGGGTACAGCTATGGCGTATATCTGGAGGCTTGGGCATAAGGATGCCCCCGAGCAGGACGCTAAAAAGACGTTGTGGTACGTCTCATGGCTTGCCAATCAAGATCCGAGGGGGTAAGATCCCCCTGTGCTATCTCGTGACACTCTCCTGTAAATCAGGTTGCCCCGGAGTTGAGCGAAAGTTCCTCCGGGGATTTTTTTGTCATTTTGCCCTGACACGATAAACGCGGCGATCCCGTCCGGGGCCATTGGCCTTGATGACTTCTTCCACAATGTCGCCTGCCTCTAGGAGCGTTTGCAGGATCTCGTTGCGGTCGCGGGCTTTCATGCCTTGGAGCGACTTGGCGAGTTGAGTGCTGCTGGCTCCGAGGTCGCCTTGCTTGCGGATGAAGTTCAGGATGCGCTTGTGCGAGGCTTCGGTTTCGTTCTCTGAGATTTCCCGCACGAGCAGATCTTCGGTGTAGTTGAAGCTCCAGCGGCAAAAGTCGTTAGCCATTTTGAAGATTTCTAACGTGACGATAGGGCTAACCGGGTTGCGTGCGATGGCTTCGATCATGGCGACTTTGATAGTCATTTCGGAGAAACGCACCCAGATATGTTCGTCCTTGCGGGACTGTTGGGTTTGCCATCTCTTAACGACTTCGTACTCTGTGAACGCTTCCTTATCCCACATGACCGGAATGGGCTCGACTGATGCGTTAGGAATCATTACTTGGTTACTCAGGTTCCCTGCATTAGGCGGGACAACTGCGTAGGAGTCTGCAATGTCCTTGACCAGTTCTTCTGGCGGCGGAATGCGGGCCGGGACGCAGGAGTCTGGGAAGTCTTCAAAGGGCGGCACAAGCAGGATGCGCGACATCGTGCCGTTATCCACCATATCGTGGTTGAGTGCCGGGATCAGCGTGCGCGGGGTTGTAGTGCCAAAGAAGTTGAAGTTAGGCTGATTGATGTCGAAGCGCACACGATTGGTTGAATCGGCGTATTCCTGTCCGTGATAGATACCGTTGCTGCTGGAGTAAATCTCAAGCAGGGTTTTGATGATGTCGCGTTGATGGCTTGCAGCGTTCTTGGCGGTCAGGCTCTGAAGGTACAGGCCCATTTCGTCAAGGTGGCTGATGCGCGAAGGGAAGTCGAACAGAGTGCGTAGGATGGCGACGCCTGAACTGAAGCGATCCCCGCAGATCAATTGATTAAGACTTGCTGCAATCATCAACTCTTTGACGCGCTGCCGGGAGTGGTCTTTACCTGCTCCGGGTTTGGCAACGGCGATTGCGAACAGGTTGCAGCGTGTGCCGAGATCGGCCATGGCGTACCGTCGCCCAAAGATGGCCCCAAACATAACGAGGGCGTTAGCGAGCGCAAAGGTTGGCTGCGGCTGTTGAGCCGTGTTGATGATCCAGCGGGTCACCCTGCCTACAAGAGACGGGGTATCGAACCACACATGCGGGAAGTTTTCCTTGGTGCTCTTTTGAGTCTTCTTAGGCTCCTTGAGGTTCGTAAGGTCAACGAGCTTGACCGCCTTGACGGGATTCAGATCAATGTGGACTGGCGGTACCCAGCCGTTTTGCTGGGCGTAGTAGTAGAGAGTTCCTGCGCCGATTTTGCTAGGCGGCGACTTGCTGTAGTGATCCCAGCGTTGACTGGTTTCTAGGCTGTTGTACTTGCCAGAGGCTCGCGACCACTGATCGAATATATGCAATCCCTTACCTTCGGTGGCGCAATAGATGGCCATGCCGATACGGTTCCAGTCGTCCCACGAGAGGTCTGGGTTTGGTACATACTTCAGGGAATCCTCGACCGCTGCCAGAGTTCCCACGAGCCCGTCGTTGGAGGTTTTAAGATCCTTTTCGGCTAAAAGCGTGCTGACCAGCCTCTTACGTCTCAGATTAGGCGGTAAAGCGTTATAAGCCTCTTCAGCGGCCTCCAGCACCTGCTGACGGGTCACGATTGGCAGGGCGTTTACGGGCGTCTGGTGCGGTGCGTCGAACGGCCATGCGTAAGGCTTGTTGGTCTCCGGGTGATAGGCGTAAGCAACGAACTGCTGGCCGACCCCAAGGACTTCGATAGGGTGCAAGGAGATCTTACTGAAGGGCTCTAGTGTCCGGTACAAGTACAGGGCCTTAGGGGATTTTCCGATGCGGATGAGATCGGTCTGGCCGAGTTTGTTTTGGAACACTTCCCCGACTTTGAGGGCAACGCCTTCGTCCAATACGTCGATGTCAATGGCAACGACTTCCCCCGTTAGGATGCCGATGCCGCAACCGGGCCACTTGGTCCAGATGTCGATATGGGTATTGACAGCGTTGATTTCTGTCCAGCGCGGCAACTCTCCCCAGACGCCTTCAAAGTAGCGCCCCGGTCGCTTAGTGCCCGGCATGATGGGAATGATCCGGTAACCGCCATCAACAAGCTTGGCGGCATAGTCTTCGATGAAGTTGTCAGACATTTTTGATTTGAACCTCGACTCGCTCTTCGCCTTCGTCGTACTGCTTGCTGGCAATAATTTGAGCAACAGCGGCGTCATCTTGCAGAACGATGCCGTTCATGGAGTCCAGTATTACCTTGATGATGTTGTCGAGATCCGGTCGAGAAGTGTGCCAGCCCGTCTTCTTCTTGCTGTTGAAGTAGGCTGTGATCGTGACCTTGACAGGCCCTTCTAGCATAGCCTTACCAAACATAGCAATCTGGAACAGCGACTTAACTTCCTGCTCGTACTTGCGAGTCTTGAAAGGCGTGTAAGCGACCATGTTGCCATTCTTGGCACGACCAAAGCGCGGCCTTCCCTTGCTGACCGGCTTGCCAACAATCACTGCATCAATCATGTGTCAACCCCGCTAATTTATGAATTTTTTGAACGATGCGCCACGGCGTAAGGCTCTTACGGTTCAAGTAGTTCGCCAAAGTATTGCGATGAATCTTGAGCCTCTTTGCCGCAGAACTAATGGTGAGCCCTTGGCGATACAGCAGCAGATACACCTTGTCTCTATCAGACATCCAATCGTAAATACCAATAGCCACTTGCCCTTTGGTTACTCTTTCAATTACCTTCTGCCACTTAGGCGATGGTGCTCTTGAGCCAGTCACCCAACGGGTCACAGCTTCACGAGAGCAGCCGCACATACGCGCAAACTCTGAGTGTGTCAATCCTTTCGATTCGATCCAGTCGTCAAGGGTCATTTTTCCTCCTGCCCACGGTGACATCATGCCACCCCTTGCAATCCGTCACAAGGGGGAGTATCGTTCGACTACCGGGTAAGCCGGGAACACGCTAAACACGCTAAACAAAGGAACACGCAAATGAGAACTGAACTTGAGATTGCCGAAGATCTCTTCAAGGCCAAGCAGGCTGAGAAGGAGGCTGAAGCAAAACGGATAACTCTGGAAGAAGAACTTGTCGCAGTCCTTGGCAAGCGCGACGAGGGAAGCAAGACCCACTCAGTGGGCGACTACAAGGTGACCATCACCGGACGAGTCAACCGCAAGATCGACTGGGAAGCGTTCGACACTTTGTCGCACAAGATCCCTGAGAACCTGTGGCCGGTGAAGCGGGCCTTGGACGAGACTGGTGTCAAGTACCTCGCGAACAATGAGCCGCAACTCTACAAGGTGCTTGCTCCGGCGTTGACCGTTGCCCCTGCAAAAACCACTGTATCAATCGTCATGGGAGCATGAGATGGCTATTTCACTTCAAAGCTTACGTAAAACAGGCACTGCCCGACCGCCACGCATTGTGGTGTACGGCACCCACGGCATCGGTAAGTCCACCTTTGCTGCACAGGCTCCGAATCCGGTCTTTATTCAGACCGAAGAGGGCTTGGATGCGGTCAATGCAACGGCCTTCCCGGTATCGCAGTCTTTTGATGACATGATGGAAGCGATTGGTTCGCTGGCCTCTGAGGATCACGACTTCAATACGGTTGTGCTCGACTCAGCGGATTGGGCGGAGCAGTTGATCCACAAGCGCGTTGCACAGGACAACAACGTGGCCACCATTGACGCCATTGGCTACGGGCGCGGCTACAAGGCGGCAGGTGATTACTGGAAGCAGTTGCTGGAAGGCTTCGATCATCTGCGTACTGTCAAGAACATGCAGGTTGTGCTGCTGGCACATACACAGGTCAAGCGATTCGATGACCCGCTGGCCGACCCGTATGACCGCTATCAGTTGGATCTGCACCACGGCAGCGCGAGTCTCATCAGCGAATGGTGTGACATCCTGATGTTTGCCAATCAGCAATACACTACTGTCAAAAGTGATGTGGGCTTCAATCAGAAGGTCACTCGCGCAATTGGCACCGGCAGTCGTGTACTGTACACGCAAGAGCGTCCGGGCTGGCAGGCCAAGAGTCGATGGCCGCTGCCTGATATGGTTCCCCTCGACTATCCCAAGTTTGCGGATGCCTTGAGCACTGCAATGACCAACGTAATCGGAGAGTAAAATGGCTAAGCTGAATTTTGATGCAAACGCTTTTGATGGCGTCGAAGCCCCGCAAGAGAACACCCTTCTTCCGGCGGGCGAGTACACCATGCAGATTGTGCAGTCCGATATGCGGGCTACCAAGGCTGGCACGGGTCAGTATCTGTGGCTGGAGTTTGACGTTGTGAGTGGCCCCTGCGCTCCGGGTCGAAAGTTCTGGGATCGACTCAACATTGAAAACCCGAACGATCAGGCCAAGAAGATCGGCTTGTCGCAGTTGCTGGCAATCTCTAAGGCAGTGGGCTTTGCTTTCCCGCCGCCGGACTCGCAGGAACTGCACTTCAAGCCCATCAAGGTCGTGATCAAGCACAAGGAAAACAAGCAGGGCGCTTTGGAGACCCGTCCCAGCTATTACGGGCTGACGGAAACCCCGAAGGCAGCTCCTGCTGCTGCACCGGCTGCGGCTCCTGCTGGGGCTACTCCGAAGCCTTGGGAACGGCATAAGAAGTAACGGCGAGGGCGCGGCATCTTGGTGTTTCCCCCCACACACCCACCGCTACACTGGGATGTCGCGTCCTCTCCTTGAGAGAAATAATGGCCAAACTACCTGAAACACATGACCCCACTTTGCTCGCTATTGACGCTGCCTTAGAGGGATCTCAAGAACAAAGAACTAGGAATTATCTTGGAGCCTCTTCTATTGGCGATCCGTGCGACCGCAAATTGTGGCTGAATTTCAGATGGGTCAAACGCGGCTTTATTGAGGCTGCGGGCTTAAGACGAATCAATGATGGGCACCGGGGTGAAAAGGTGGTCGCAGACTTGCTCCGGATGGTTCCGGGGCTTGATCTTTCCACGGAAAAGGAACCCGGTGTCCAGCATTCCTTTGAGGCTTTAGGCGGTCACTTTCGCGGCAACTGCGACGGCTTGCTGATGGGCTTACTGCAAGACCCAACGACTCTGTATATGTGGGAGTGCAAGATCGTCAACGAAACCAAGTTTAAGAAGTTGGACTCGCTGAAGATGAAGAATTCGGCAGACGCTCTGAAAAACTGGGACATCGTGTATTACGCGCAAGCGCAGATTTACATGCACTTCTTCAATGCTTCAAAGCATTACCTGACAGTAGGTTCCCCCGGAGTGCGTGACCTAACGAGTGCTGTAACAGAGTACGACAAGGGTGAAGCCGAGAAGTACATCGAAAAGGCAAAGCGAATCATCTTCTCGCCAAGACCATTTTTAAAGATTAGCAATGATGCTGCATGGCACGAGTGCAAGATTTGCTCATTTCATTCCATGTGTCACGAACAGGACATGCCGAGACACAAGAGTTGTAGAACCTGTCTGCACAGTACTCCGCTGAAAGAGGGCGGCTGGAAGTGCGAACTGCATCAAAAGGACTTGGACACCGAAGCTCAAGTTAAAGGCTGCGGGAGTCACTTGTTTGTTCCCGACTTGATACCCGGAGAACAGATAAACTCAGGGCCTAACTGGGTTGAATACAAGATGCCCGGAGGTGCCGTATGGATCGACAAGACGACCTGAGCGAAGAAGACGTTGAGGCGACGATGCTTCTGAATAGCGATCAGATGTTTGTAATTATGAAAGCTCTGGATGTGTATGCCTACGCGCTGATTGTTTCAGAAAACAAAAAAGAATTGCGTGAAGTTAAGAAGATTGCAGAGATCATCTTGTCTAAGATGCCGAAGCCGGAGTTGAATTCGTGATTAACCTTAGACCATATCAAAAAGAAGCCATTGATAGCACGTTTCGGTACTTTGCTGACAACGACGGCAACCCGCTGATTGTGCTACCCACTGGAACTGGCAAGTCAGTTGTGATTGCAGAGTTTTGTCGTCAGACGCTGAAAGACTGGCCAGATACTAAGATTCTGGTAGTCACTCATGTTCGCGAACTGATCAAGCAGAACCACGACGAATTGAAGACGCTATGGCCAGAAGCCCCGGCAGGAATCAACTCCGCTGGTCTTAAGAAGCGTGACTACGACCCGTCAATTGTGTTCTGTGGGATACAGTCGGTTCACAAGAAGGCATCGAATTTTGTGAAGGTCGATTTGGTGTTGATTGACGAGGTGCATCTGGTGCCTCGCAAGACCAATACGATGTATCAGCGGTTCTTGAGTAACTTGAAGATTATGAATCC